TCCTTAATTAATTCTTAATTCCAGCGAGTTTACGAAGTTGCTGAATTGTTTCATCAGCTTCGGCTGGGGCAGTAACTGACTCATTAAGAGCTTTGTTACCTGTAACCACAGTCTTCTGTGATTGCTGTCCTTCAACTAGTTGTTTCTTCTCTCGACGAACTTCTTCGTTTAGAACAGATGGCAAGTATTTCTGGAATTGGTCTTTTAGTTTACTGGTATCAGTACCTTCTAATAACTCTTCCATAACGCCACGCTTGTCTTTTGACAATGGTGAACATAATTCTTGCATAACGCGAACTCGCTGTGCTTGATCTTCCGCAATGCGCTGATGACGAAGCGACTCGCTAATTTGTACTTCTTTTTGTGTTAGTTTTGTATTAGCCTCGGCCAATTGGCCTTGAATTTTGATAATTGATTTGTTAAGCTGGCTAACGGCTGTGCCGTCTGCAAACTTAGATGCCATAAATTCTGCGGCAAAAGCTTCCATGATCTTACGACCAAAGTTATTTTCTTTTGCTTCACGAATATCTGTTTTTAACTGTGTCATTTCTTTTCTAAATGATTCAGCAACCAGGGTATTAACTTTTTCGCTTGCTTTCTTAACAAAAGCTACCTTAGTTTCGTTAATTGCTTTACGACCTTCTGCAACTAGTTTAACACGAGCTTCTACTAGTTTCTTGTGATCTTCATGTAATTCACTTAGTTCACCTGTTAGTTTGCGTAATGCAAATTCTTCAAGTTGACCAATTGCTACTTTAGAAGCTGTACGATCTGAACGAAGTTCGCTGATTTCTTTTGTTAAAGTTCCAACAACTAGCTTTTGTAACAAAGCTGTATCTTCTTTGATCTTAGCGGCATACTTTGTGCGCTGTCCAACTGCTTCTTCACGCAATGTTTTTAATTCTGTTGCACCGGCACTGATAGTGTCTTGCATTAACTTATCCATTGCTTCAATAAGTTGACCTTTATCGTGATCGTAGCGTGTAGCAAATTCTTCACGCAGTTCTGCCGTGATGTTTTCACGGCTTTCGGCTAAATGTTTATCCCAAGCGGTGTTGATATTATCGCGCACCTCTTCGGACAAAACTACTGAACCGAGCATTTCTGTAAATTGACTCATTATAGTAATCTCCTCAGACTTTTCTTAAACTTGAAATGAATTTTGATACTTCATTTTCAAGATGTTTTTGTGCGGACCGATCGTGGTTCACCGCGTAGGCCACATCCATTAGAGCGGCACGTCTACGACTGCCCATTACTCTTTCATAAATTGCGGTAGGGTAGGCTTCTGGAGCACTTGGTTGTGCTACAACGTCAACTGTTACGATTTCAAACTCGGAAACATTACCAGATTCCTGGACATTTCCTGAACCGCGACTGCTGACACCTAACTTAACACCACTTTCAAGTAATGTTTTGATAATGTTACCCATTGGAGTTGGAATAAGTTTTAATTTACCATATCCATTGGGGCCATCCATCCACATCTCAGTGACCATATGACTTACTCGGTCAATGTTCACTTGTAGATCGTCTGGATGATCTGCTTCTCCTAATACGGACAAGCCACTATCTAGTCGTTTTCGAATGCTCTCTACAGCATTGGCAATTTCGTTAACAGGGTAAATGCGCGAATTATGATTGCGTACTCCGCCTTGTATAAAAACGCCTTTCATGTAGAGATCCTTACCGCCACTGGCCGAGTCCTTAGATTCGACAACCATAGCTGCCTGATCAAAAGTTAAGTGTTCGCGTAGTGGCTGTAGGTTCTGCATGGTTTAACCTTTTGTTGAAACTTTGCTAAGAGCTGGCTTAGTAGTGCCGCCCATGTCTTGTGCTTTTGGTGCTTTAGCTGGTGATGTACCACTAGCTGTACCTTCTGCTGATCCACCTGCAAAGTTTGTTGCTGGACGGGCCATCATCGGGTTGCGTTTAGCAACTGGACTTTGTTTTTCATCGGCTTTGTCACTATTGTCTGGGGTAGCACATTTGGTTAATTCTGCAGATTCTTCAATGCTTTCTGGCATATCTTCAGGAGCAACTGCTGTATCATCTACAGGAGCTTCTTCTTCACCGCCAACCATTTGTTCAAATTCTGCTTTTAATTTTGCTAATGCGGATTCAACATCCATCATTGCATCTGCAACGTCGCCTGCATCTGCATCAACAGGGGCTTCTGCACCCATGTCAGCGCCTAAATCGGCTGTTGCGGCTTCTTCGTCACCCATTTCTGGTGCAACTTCATCGTCGCCTTCTTCAGTTAAATCTGCATCTACTTCATCAGATAAATCAGAAATAGCGTTTAAATCTTCGTCTTCGAAGTTGATGTCATCTGCCATAATATCTTCATAGACTTGACGGCCGATTCCAACATAGTAATCATGTAACAATGCAGAGGCTTTATCCTCTTCTTTATTAAGAAGGTGATCCAATGCTTGCTCGAGAACTGTTTTGCTCATTTATATGTCTCCTTGCGCTAAGGGGTACACACTACATTAAGAGTGTGCTTTACCAATAACTACTTACAGAAGGCACACTTAAATGGTGCTGAAATGGCAGTAAAAACTTAGTTTTTGACAGTTATGTTACGATGATAAATGTAAAAATCCGCCTTATTATTGACGGATCTTATTAAGTTGCTGGGGGTCTTGCATACATTGTTTTAACAAACTTCAGTCTTTGTTTGTTTTCATAATCTCTAAGATCTCTAATTTTTCTTAGTTGATTTATATGTTCTAGTGTTAGACGCTTCCTACGTAGGTCTCCAAAGAAAGCAACTTCGGGGTCAATTTCTTTTTCAATTTCTTCTTCAGCGTTGATAATATCATTGAATCTCATAGCTCTACTTATCCAATTTAGACTATTACGCTGGAGGAGATGCAGCCGGTGTTGGGCTTGCTGAAGCGCCAGTATCAGCTGTATCTGTAGCAACATCAGGGGCGGCACCTAGATCACCTATGCCACCTGACAGGTCTAAGTCACCTTCTGAAGGACCTTTTAATCCAGTTGCACCAAAGTCTGCACCTTCTTCATTTGGTTGACTTTCCCCGGCATTTTCTTCTCTCCAGGCTTTTTCGTTTTCTAAGATTTCATCATCTGTTAGTCCTAAGAACTTCTGTAGTTTGAAACGATGTGCCAGATATGGAATTTCTGCTAGCTGTGTAAATACTGCGGCACGTGCATTGTTAATTTCGATCTCTCTGTAGCCGCTGAAGTTTTGCGGCTCAAGCATGTCAATATCAAAACTTGAGCTATCAATATTAACACCACGCTGTTTTAAGAATATTTTAAATTCTTTATCCAAATACGGCGCAACTAAACCTTGTAATCGTCTGCAATATCGATTGAATCGAAATTCCTGAATCAATGCTGTACCCATACGACCGTCTGTAAACTGTACAGCAGTATCATCTGGTCCTGTTGGCAAATAACTACTTGGAATACGCAGACCACGCAGTAACTTATTAGTAAAAAACTTCAAGTCGTCAATTTCGCCAAGGCCTTGACCACCTGGTAATACTTCAACTTTTGATCCACGGCCATCGGCTGTTTGTGCAAAGAAGAAATCTTCCATGATACTCAATGGATTGTAACTGGCATCTAGTTGTGTACTACCACCAGAACGAGTTGGAATACGGCGTTGATGTATTTCGTTTTTAACACGTTCAACAAAGGCCATTGCCTGGTGACTTGGCAAATTGCCTGTGTCAATGTAAAATACTCTGCGTTCAGGAGCACGTTGTACCCGATAGATGATAATAGCATCTTCAAGTAATTCTTTTTGCTTGTAAATTTTGAATACACTATCAAGAATACTTGCACCAAACGGCCAGCTGGCATCTAATCCTTCGTTTAATGTGATATGTATAACATGCTCACCATCAACTGCAATTTCACCACCTTGTGCTCCAGGTTTACCGTAATTGCTACCTTGACTATAAACGCCAGGTGTGTTAGGTGCCGCGGCACCTGTTAATGTCTGTACATTATCAATAGGTTGTGTTGCAACTTTATTTGCAAAGTTAGGGTGTACATTGGCAATAACATATTGCTCAACTGCACGGCCTTCGGCTTC